GCCGATACGGCATGGATCATCGGGCGTTCTCAGGACAAAGACGGAGATGAGATGAAGGGCTATCACTTCAACATCAACGTCGAGAAGTCACGCTTCGTCCGTGAGAAGTCCAAGATTCCGATCTCCGTGTCTTGGGAAGGCGGTATCGAACGCAATTCCGGTTTGCTTGATATTGCCGTCGACGGCGGATACGTGCTCAAGCCTCAAGTTGGATGGTATGTCGCACATGATCCAAAGAGCAAGAAGGACCTGAGCAAGAAGCTTCGTGCCGATCAGACCTTCGATGATTCATTTTGGAACACCATCTACGAGAAGACCGACTTCAAAGAATATGTTAAGAATCGTTATGCAATGGGCCACAAAGAGATGCTTGCTACTCGCAAGAGCTCTGGGGCTGAAGACGAATCCGATTGAGGACGTCGACTATCGCATTGGTTTCTTTCAGACTGTACAAGACACCAATGCCGTGATAGAATTACTGACCGGACCCTTCAAGGGAACCGTGTACAGTTACGACTGGGTACGAGTCACTGAAGATCCCGAGCTTGGAGTGGCCAAGCTATCGTTCAACTACACGATCCTTCATAACACTAAGTTCATGAATGATTTGAAGTTTCATCAACATGCCGGCGACATTCTTAGAGAGATTCTGCTGAGTCCCGGATCGAAGATTGGCAAGAAAGAATATAATGGAAAACTTACAGAGACTGATTCTTAAGACGTTTGTGAACGATGAGGCATACTGTCGCAAGGCAATGCCTCACGTGAAGCCCGAGTACTTCGAGGGTGGAGAACGAGTGGCTTACGAGCTCATCCTCGACTTCATTCTCAAGTACAACAAGATTCCGACTTCTCCGGCATTGACCATCGAGCTCGAATCTTCGACCAAGGGATCGCTGGAGACTCGAAATCATGCGGCCGAGGTCATTCGAGAGTTGATTACACCTGAGAAGGTTGATCACGATTGGCTGATTCATCAGACCGAGAAGTGGTGTCAGGAACGTGCGGTCTTTCTGGCCGTCATGGAATCGATCGCGATCATCGATGGTAAACGCAAGGACACGGCTCCGGGAATGATTCCCAACATTCTGCAGAAGGCATTGTCGGTCACGTTCGATACCAACGTCGGTCATGACTACGTCGAGAATGCTCCTCAGCGATACGAGTACTATCACAAAAAGGAATCTCGTATGCCATTCGACATCGAGATGCTGAATGCGATCACTCGTGGTGGTGTTCCCAAGAAGACGCTGAACATCGTTATGGCTGGTGTGAATGTGGGCAAAAGTTTGGTACTCTGTCATCTGGCCGCATCATATCTCTCACAGGGCAAGAATGTGCTCTACATCACGCTCGAGATGTCGGAAGAACGCATCGCCGAACGCATCGATGCCAATCTTTTCGACGTTCCTCTGGAACAGGTAGAAGAGTTACCACGCGATGTCTTCGAGTCCAAGGTCAAAAAGATCGCGGCCAAGACTCATGGCAAGCTGATCATCAAGGAGTATCCTACGGCGGCCGCACATTCCGGTCACTTTCGAGCTCTCCTCAATGAGCTTAAATTGAAGAGAAACTTCATTCCAGAAGTCATATTCGTTGACTACATCGGCATCTGCTCGTCGGCTCGTGTGAAGGGACTGTCGACGGCCGTGAACACAAATTCATTCGTGAAGGCCGTGTCCGAGGAGCTTCGTGGTCTGGCCATCGAGTTCAATGTTCCTCTGTGGACGGCCACGCAGGTCAATCGTATGGGCATGAACTCATCTGATCCCGAGATGACGGATATCGCGGACTCATTCGCTCTGACCGGCACGGCGGACTTCATGCTCTCGTTGACTGAGACTGAGCAGCTCGAGAAGCTTGGTCAATACTTGATCAAGCAACTCAAGAATCGATACAATAACAAGGCCAATAATAAGCGCTTCATTGTCGGAGTAGATAAATCCAAGATGCGACTGTATGACGTCAACAACTCGGGTCAGACCATCATCGGATCCTCGACGCCGGACGGTCCAACATCTCAAACAACAAAGCCCTGGGACAAGGGACGCAAGGCCATATCAATCTCGAACATCAAAGTATAAAACTATGCAAGAACCAAAATTCAAACTCGGCGATTCAGTTCGTAAAATCAAGGGATCATGCTGGAAAGGCATCGTCGTCGGAACCTATTCAACATCGCTGACTCCGGAAGGATATGCCGTCGAATCCTCGACCGAACATGGATCCGTTCAAATCTATCCGGCCGCGGCTCTCGAAAGAGTGGAAATTTGGGATTGATATAAATATGAATATGAATATGAAAAAGTACTTTATTTTAACTTCTCTTTTAATGGCTCTATCGGCTTCAGCCCATAGTCATTTTAACTTCTCAATCGGCATCGTAGCATCACCGGCACCAGTCTATGTCGGCGGAGGCTATAATAGCGATTGCTATCCGAGACCATATTGTTCTCGACCATATTATCAATATGCTCCTATAGTTGTAACTCCAGTCTGCACTGGATATTGGGCAACTGAACGACAGGAAGTATGGGTCATAGACGATCAATATTCTGGTCACTTTGAACCTCGTTTCGTTCGTATATGGGTAGCGTATTAAACATGACCGAGATCATTGTTACGGACATGACGCTTGACGATCTGTTTATTGCCATGCAAACTACGGAAGAAGATCGTGAGCAGGCCAGGCGCTGGATATAATCCGAACGTCGTATAAATACAGCCAGCACACATGAAATCATTCAAAAACTACCTCTCTGAAGGCATCTCACCGGCTGGCCTACACAAGGCGGCCGTGCTGATCAAGTCGTACCTGCATCGCAAGCTCGAGGCCGAGCTCTTTCATTTTCCTGAAGCAGAAGAGTTTAAGAGCGAAGTGGCTGGTCATGGATATGGCATTCGTTTCTTCATTCCGGATGGCAATCGCTCGATCCGCATCAATTGGTCGGCGGCCAACTCGATCGGCCTGACCGGAGTCGAGTCCGCGGACGTCTGGTTGGATTCCAAGACGCCGTATCACATCAAGTTCGACTCGAATCTTTCTTTGGCACAGACTCTTCCGATCATCGCCGACGTGCTGACCGGTGACACCAAGTCCGGTCACTTTCTCACTCCTCCGACCAAGGTGGATCTGAACGAGTCGCTGGACATGAAAGTCGCTTCTGGCCTGATCCTCGAGTCCGTTCATCCCGAGACGGCCTATGACGGCATCGTGGCCATGATCAAGGACAATAACTTGAAGAAGTATGGTCCCGGATCGATCTACGATCAGTATCGTAAGACCGGTGAGCTTATCTTTGCGGCTTTGATCAAGGAATTTCCCAATCTGATCGTCAAGAAGGGGCAGTCATTTGCATGGGCAGGAACGGCCGAAGACGTGCGTGAATTGATCATTGCCAAGTCCAAAGTCTTGGCCGGAATCGGATGCACCGGTGCCTCCGTATCGCGAGGATCTTCCGATGAGCAATACTCCACGGATTCCAAGACCGAGAAGCTGATCGAGCGCTTACCATATAAGACTCAGCTTTCCGATCTGCGCCATTTGATCAAAATGACGATCGGAGGTTCGTCGAATGCTCTCTTCATTGCCGGTCGCGGTGGCGTTGGTAAGACTCATACGGTCGAGGAAGTGCTGCATGAACTCGGCCTCAAGGACGGCGACGGTTATTTCAAGAACACGGGTACGGCTTCTCCTGCCGGTCTGTACACTCTGCTCTTTCGCTACAAGGATGGCGTGATTCTCTTCGATGATTCCGATGACGCGCTGAAGGATCAGGAAGCGCGTAACATTCTGAAGGCGGCGACTGATACCAAGAAGATTCGTAAGCTGGTGTGGAATAAACGCGGATCAAATGTTGTCGATCCGGACGACGACCGTTCGGACGAAGAGATTCTGGATGCCGGTGAGATTCCTCGATACTTCGAGTTCACGGGCAAGGTCATCTTCATCTCGAACCTGAACATGGACAAGCTCGATCCAGACGGAGCAATCAGAACAAGAGCTTTTTTGGTGGATATCAATCCCAGTGATGAAGAGGTTTTCGAGTTCATGGAACAGATCTGTAATAAAATTCCGCTTCAGTCCGGTCTTTCATTGTCTCATGAAGAACGTCTCAGAGTGATCAAGGTGCTTAAAGAAGGTAAGTCTAAGCAGACGGCCAACCTTCGTAAGCTTCAGCGTGGATTGAATATGTATTCTGCAGGCGGTGCTAATCTGAAAGATGATGAACTAGTACGTCTTATTTCGACTTACGCCGCTTGGACATTCTTTATTGGCTTGGCTGCCCTGCAGTTTTTATTTTATTAGCCTGTCGCTTACGATTCCCTTCACTGATGGCTTTTCTATGAGCCTCAGTGAGGGGAGCTCGTTTAACGCCTCTATGTGATTCCGACATCTTACGCTTGGTTTCATCTGAATGTAATGTTCCCAATTTAGCCTGCCGATTCTTTTCATTTTGCTCAGGCGTTCTCTTAATACCGCGAATCTTTTTCGTTCTTTTCTCAATCCATTCAGGAGATTGTTTTTTGCCTTTAGCGGCCTTTGAAAGTTTATTTCGAGCCTGAAGAGAGGTGATTCTGCCGGTCTGTGTATATTCAGGATGGCCATTTGTTTTATTAAAGAATGATAGATTATGCATGGCATCAATGCGACTTAGAAAAGATATTTCATGATTAAATGCATCTTGATAAGTATCAAATAGTCGAATTCGTCGAATAATAAAACTGTCAATTCCTTCTGTTTTAAGAATGTATTTGATTGATCCAGATGAGGTCATATATCCATCATTCGTCATAAACGTTCCAAGATCAGGCTTTTTGCCTTTATAACCGGCATAAAGTTTGCCTGATACGCGATGTTGAATGACATAAAAGAATGGGAGTTTGGGAAGTGAACATAAAAGTTCACGGGAGGGATATCGATAAATATGCATGCTGTGGTTGCTATGTTAATTGTTAAACTGCAGAGCTGGCAGGTAGTTGCATACCGTGGCCAGCATCTTTTATTTATGCAAATCTCAATTTCAAATGATTTGCAGGATCGATCCGTTTCATTCAATTAGATCTCTCCAAGCCCTTGAAAAGACATCTTTGACACAATTAGAACGCAAAAATGATTATTTTCACACAATTAGATCGTAAACTCATACAAGTAGAGATTCTCCTGCACTTTTTTGTTTACAATTCAGGTCTTCATGATAGAATTATCTCAGAATAAAAACAACCTTAACAAATTCAAAATTCACACCAATGAGCACTGAAAATAAAGACATTCCATCCGTGAAATACCTCGTCACCACTCCGATCGAGGTCTCGATACATCGTGTCGGTGAGAATCCGATCTTTGGTCATTCCGTGACAAAGATTCGTATTCAGGATGAGGCAGGCGGACCGTTCATCGTTCTGACTCAGTGTTTCGAAGACTCCGAGGGAAAGTTGAGCTTTGACCTCGATGAGCTTGAGCAGGTTTTGATTCAGGCTCGCAAGCTGATTGCCGCATATCCAAGCGATAAGTAATACTATGGCACGAATATATTTTGAGCAGCCATTCTCAGAGCAGAAAGCTGAACTGATCGCATCCTTGATTCAATATACACTGAATCACCTGGCATCCGATCAGACTCATAGGACGATCATCAATGTGATCGCCGAACGAGGTCTGATGAAGCGCGAAGGCCTATGTGCGGATGTGACTCCAGACAATTTGGTCGGTCATGGTGAGTATACGATTCGAGTGGATCCATCCGTTGATACAAGGCTGAGTCTATTATCAATTGCTCATGAGACGGTTCACATCAAGCAGTTTGTGATTGGAGAACACATGCGAAATCAAGATCCTGCGGAAAACTACTGGGACGATCCGCTCGAGATCGAAGCCTATGGACGAGAGCTCGGGCTGTTTGTTCGTTGGGCCGCCGCAAATGGACATACCAAGAAGTCCTGGGCTCAGGGACTATTCAATTCTTAATTATATGATGAAATACAAACTCACTCCTGAAGACAAGAAGCAGATTCTCGACATGATCGAGCAGGTCGACAAGATACTCGCGATGTTCAAGGAAGGACGAGACGAAGCCAAGACTCCGGAACTGAAGAAGCGATGGACCGAACGCATCGACGCGATGCTCGATGAGCGCATGTGTCTTATGAACGTTCATGATGGAAAGGAAATCAAGGTATGAATTCGAATTCAATTACGTCCGAGGCCGCGAGCTATGAGGTTAAGATCTACATCGCCGGAGACATCACTATGATCAAGCACTTCTGTCAGCATCATTGCGCTGAGGGTGCATGTGTCACGGTCACGCCGACCGAGTACGTCTATACCGGAGGTCGAGAAGCCGGAGCCATCATTGGCCTGATCAACTATCCGCGATTTCCAAAGACTTCAGCGGACATCGACAGCGAGGCCGAGAAGTTGGCCAAAGATCTGATGCATGCTCTGGTTCAAAGGTCATGCACCATCGTCACGCCAGAAAGCTCGTTCTTTTTGCAGAATCCTCAACTAATCAATGTTGGCCGCTAACGCATCGGTAACTCAGTTGGTAGAGTCGCACACTTCCAATGTGCTGGTCGTGGGTTCGAATCCCATCCGATGCTCCAATTTACAATGAAAGATCGCCCTCAATACAAATACTGCTTCATCGACGTCGAGACCAATGGCATCGATCGAAAGACACACAACATCCATCAACTGTCCGCCATCATCACGGACTCGAATCTCAATGAGCTCGAGAAGATCGATCTGAAGTTCTGTCCGTTCATTGTCTTAGCCTCCGATCCAGAAGCCCTGAAGCTCGGCAAGGTTACTCTCGATGAACTCATGGCCAGGCCGATGTCGGCCACGCAGGCTTATGGCCTATTCGTCGAGTTCCTGAGTCGTCACTGTGATAAGTTCGACAAGGCCGATAAGATGCACTTTGTCGGATATAACGCACAGTTCGATGCGGACTTCGTTCGCGAGTTCTTTCGCAAGAACAACGACGAGTTCTTTGGCTCGTGGTTCTGGGTTCCGGCTCTCTGTGTCATGCAAGCCGCGGCATGGTATGTTCAGTCGATTCGCGGGGCGCTGCCCAATTTTAAGCTGAATACGGTATGCAAGTGCGCGGAACTTGGATGGGACGACTCTCAGGCACATGATGCCTCGTACGACATTCGTAAGACCGTCGAACTGTATCGATACCTTCGAGACTTGATTCCGATTGCATGAAGGCACTTGTACGATTCATTCTGGCCTGTATCATGATTTCGATCATCGCGATCGTTTGGTTTCCACTCGCTTTCATGGCCTGGAAGATCATCACATATACGACTCGAAATGAACCACAGGATAATCATCAATCAGACTAATCTATGAAAAATAACATATCATATAATGACATCGAGCTCGATCAGACCGACATTCCTCCGGGACAGATTCGCCGTCGAATCGGAGACGTGTTTAACTATGCCAAGCGGGAATATGTCGTTGAATCCGTATCTGCTTCTCGCGCCGTAGCACGGTGTCTGGCCAAGAGTAAGGCTCCAATCATTAAGAAGCTCAAGGGTATAGATTCAGAAAATACGCTCGATGAGGCTCATGAGACTATTCCAAATATGATCTCGATATCCACCTGCTGCGATCGTCAGGACGTGATTCGTCGCATCGAGAATTATCAATCACCGTCACATCCTTCATCTGCCCCTTGTAAATAAGGACATGCCATCCGCGAAGACTCATGGCCTGCTCTTTCAGCAGGCCTCACTCGACAAGTCATACAAGCTCAACGATCCGTCTTCCATGGAACGCGGCATCACGGCGTTCATGACTTACTTTAATTCTGAGCTCTTTCGCATCGGTGAGCCGATCACGCTAACCATCGCCAACACACCAATTAAGCTCAAGGACATCTATGGCGTCAATCGAGTCTTCAATCATCCTCTCATAGATCTTGATCGCCAGACTCGATCGAAGGCGGATCTGGCCTTCGTTTCTCTGATCAATGGCAAGTTTCAGGAGACGTGCTACTTCTGTCTGGATTGGGTGACAAATCCCTCTCAGATCGACTTCTACTCGGGCCTGTCATTCCATGCCGATGGAGGACGGATCGGCAACATCTCCAAGGATTCAGAGGTCGCGGCATTTCTGCGCCAAGTGGCCAGTCGTTTAATCGACATCACGGAAGGTCAGAAGAGCTTCTTTCTACCTGTAAAGGATCGCAAGCTAGCCGGACGAGCCGTATTTGGTCCATTGTACAAGAGGGATACGAAGAAGAGCAAGGACAATATTGAGTTTCGAAGTGAGGGAAAGGTGTTTCGACTGTCTAAGACCGGAGAGTCTTACACTCTTCGAGCTTCCGTGGGATTCAGGCTTAATGATCGAGATCTGAATATGTACCTGAATGATCAACAGAGGCGTGTGGTTCTATCGGCGGAAGCGATGCCTTCGGCTCGATTCAAGGTGGATGGTAAGGAGTATAAGGGAGTTCGAGTGACTCTGAAGCCTCGAGCGGCCATGAATTCCAAGGCCACGGAACTTCCGGCTTCGATCGAGAAACAAGGAATCTAATAAATAGAAGGACATGAAGAAGACGCTCAATGAATTTCGCGGCCATTGCCTCAAATCGATCGATCCTGAAACGTATGGGCTTGACATAGCATTCATCAATCGTGCGGAGGTCATCATCAACGAGGCCACTTCTGAGAAGTCTGACGTCGACAAACTAGATAAAGAATTCCTCAATCGCGCCGAACACGTGACTCAACTCAATCTAACCGGCACGGACTTTCAGACTCTGAAGAACAAGCGTGAGATTCAATACCTCTTCTGCAAGTACTACTTTCCAAAGTTCCATATATCTAAGACTTTAAAGAGCAAGACGATTAAGAAGGAAGAGTTCAATCACGCATTGGCTGAACTGAAAAACTCCGAGCTCGAAAGCGGCAAATCATTTGCAAGACTATACAACTATGGAGTCAAAGGAATCGGTCCCGGTGAAGTCTTGTTCTACTTCATGTATGACTACGCGACTTTAGGTGGCGGATCTTCGGGTGGAAAAGACATCATGCTTCCGGAAGCCGAGTATGAACTCAAGGCCGTGAAGGTTAAGAAGTCCGGACACGCTTATGACTTTAAGCTCGGAGGTACTTTCTCGACCATCGAAGTCGAGCGCGCATTGATCGATCTGGCCAATCGTGGTGGATTCGAAGTCACTTCCGAGATTCCTGGATCAATCATCGCTGAGCTGAAAGCTAAGTTTCCCAAAGAGTTTCAGAAGATCGAGGAGAAGTTTGGAAAGATCGCTTACGATCATTACTTCAAGAATCACGAGGTCGTGTTCCTTCACAACGTTGAAAACTATCCGAAGATGGGAACGATCGTGGCCGTTAAATCCGTGAAGGCCACGGACGTCTCGATCGAGCGATACACTTCCAAGACTATCAAGCCGCTAGTAAAGATTGAAGCTTCTGACTCAGCCGAATGATGATATGATGACTTTCAAGCAATTCATTCTCGAAGGTTCTGGACATCTAACTCATGTGGAGGATCAGGTCCTCTATGGTGGTATCGAGGGCGCCAAGTCGGCCATTCAGGCTCTTCGTGCGGTTCGTGACTCTCTGACCGGAAAAGGAGCCACGGCTTCCGTCACGGTCAAGTGGGATGGCGCGCCGGCAATTTTCTGTGGTACCGATCCAGCCGATGGTAAGTTCTTCGTGGCCAAGAAGTCGATCTTCAATAAAGTTCCAGAGGTGTATAAGACTCCACAGGACATCGACGATCACATCGAGGCCGGAGATCTCAATAACAAGATGAAGGTCGCTCTGATCGAGTTCTCCAAGCTTGGCATTCGAGGAATCATTCAAGGAGATTTGCTCTTCACGTCCGACACTCTGAAGCGTCAGAAGATTCAAGGTCGAGACTACGTCACCTTTCATCCAAACACGATCGTTTACGCGGTTCCACTCGATTCATCGGAAGCCAAGGCTATCATGGCCGCCAAGATCGGCGTGGTGTTTCATACGTCATATACCGGTAAGCTGAGTGCACTCCATGCTTCTCCGGGAGTAGACACCAAATCGTTTAAGCGAATTCCTTCGATCTGGTGGCGCACGGCGGATCTCAAGGGTATCGGCACGGAGAAGGTATCATCCACCGCAGACCTCGGTAAAGTCGATGCGACTCTCAAGGAAGCCGAGGCCACTCTCAAGTCCATTCCGTCCTCGATTCTAAAAGCCTTGCAATCCAATCCTGATCTGGCTCAGACCATCGAGACCTTTGCTAATTCGAAGGTTCGTGCGGGCCGAGAGATCGATGATCCACAGAAGCATGCCACGGAGCTCGTGGCCTGGATGAACGCTCGCTTCGATCGGGAAGTGGCTTCGAAGAAGACCGAGAAGGGTAAGCAGGCCGTCAATGCACGACGTCAGATCACGTTCGACTTCTTCTCCAGAGAGAATCTGTCAAACATCGTCAAGGCATTCAAGCTTCAGGCTCAACTGGTGGGAGCCAAGAAGGAATTGATTGCTCAGCTAAATCGTCTTGGAGGAATCTCGACGTTTCTGAAGACCAAGGATGGATACGAACGAACCGGACAGGAAGGCTACGTGGTCGGAACCAAGGCCGGAACCGTCAAGCTGGTCGATCGACTGGAGTTCTCCAAAGCTAACTTCAGTCCAGACGTGGTTAAAGGCTGGCAACGTTGAATTCGTATAAATAACGAAATAGACATGGCTCAAGACTCATCCAAAGTCAACTTCAAGGATCTCACATCGGTAGACTACACAGGTGAGTATCTGAACGATGACGGCCTCTTGAACTATCAGTACGTCAAGCGTCGGCGTGGACTTCGTGAGCAAGGCCTGCCGTATCGACGGGCCAACTCGCGACGCCTCGTTGAGCGTGCCGAGAGACGAGCTCGACGGCCCTATCTGAAGCTATCGTAAATCTTACTACATCATGGGAAACTTAAAATCATTTCGACAGTTTGTCGAGGCCACGGTCAAGGAGATCACGGTCACGTTTGGACGTTTCAATCCTCCAACTGTAGGTCATGAAAAGCTAATTGACGCGGTGGCTTCTGAAGCGGCTGGTGGAACCTATAAGATCTACGCTTCTCAATCTACAGATCCAACAAAGAATCCTCTTCACTACTCCGAGAAGGTCAAGGTGATGCGGCAGATGTTTCCCAAGCATGCTCGAAATATCATTGAAGATAAGTCTATCAAGACATTCTTCGATGTGGCTTGCAAGGCTTATCAGGATGGCTTCACTCGCTTTGTTTTGGTGGTTGGTCAGGATCGAGTCACGGAATTCTCGAAGCTTCTGCAGAAGTACGAGGGCCAGAAACTCAAGAATGATGGATACTACGACTTTCCAGGCGGCATTGAGGTGGTCTCGGCCGGTCATCGTGATCCGGATTCCGATGATGAAGTGGAAGGCATGTCGGCCTCCAAGATGCGTCAGGCGGTTCGTGACAACGACCTTCGCTCATTCTCCAAGGGTTTGCCACACGGATTCGAGGATGCGATCGGACTCTTCAATCTTCTTCGTAAGCGCATGGGCCTGAAGGAATCTGCCACTTTTCGCGAAGACGTTCAGTTCAGTCCGCTGTCCACGATTCGCGAATCATATGTTCGTGGCGAGGTCTTCAATGTTGGCGACTCGATTCGTCTGAAAGGCGGAGAAGTCGTTCAGATCGTCAAGCGTGGTCCTAACTTTCTGGTCACGGAAGGAAACAAGAAACACTGGCTCTCGGACGTCGAGCCAATGAATAAATAAAGATTTTACTTCAATGAATCTAACAGAATCCATCAAAAACGTAATGATCGAGGGTACTCTCAAGTGGGAGACCTCGAGCGAGGATACCGGAGCACAGGAAGCAAAGCTTCAGGACGGATCTAAGTTTACACTGAAGAACGTGGCCGGCAATCTGATCGTGTCGTTTGTTCCGTCCGGTGGCACCAAGGGCAATCAGATCTTCAAGACTCCGACCGGTCAGCCTCTGGCTTTCATGAAGGCCAAGCAGGCCGCCGAGAACTTCATCGATGCTCAAGGCAAGAATCCGAATCAATCGTCGGCCAATGAGTCGGAAAGCGAAGTCGAAGAGGGTGCTAAGACGGTTCTAGAATGGAAACCCGTCGATGCTATTCCTGGTCAGGAAGAGGCTAGCACGGATCAAGGCCGCTACATCCTGTTTCAGCATGGATTGTTCTGGCATGTCAACTTCTCTCCAAAGGGAAAGGAGCGCGGCGTCGCTAAGCAGATCGGAAAGGTCAATGCTCAATCTTCGAACGCGATCGCGAAAGCCAAGCAGATCGCTCAGAGCCATGCAAATGGTGAGAACGAGGAGCTCTCCCATGATCGTGACTGGGGCACCAAGACGCTGACTCAGCAGAACAAAGAAGTCACGCCGGGACAGACGAACGAACAGCTCATTCCGATCAAGGATCTAATCAAGAAAGAGAGTCTCGAGAAAGCCTGCTGGAAAGGCTATAAGGCCATCGGCACCAAGGAGAAGGATGGCAAGACGGTTCCGAATTGTGTGCCAGAAGCTATCGGCCAATCAGGCATGGATGTCAATACTCTGGCCACAATGGTCACGCTGAAGCCTTCCGATAAGCTTACGGTCAAGTACGGTTCCGTTTTGGTCAATGATCGTCCGTTCGAGATGACGGATCCGGATGAGTCTCAGGACTGGCCGAAGTCCGTGACTCCTGAAGGAAAGCTGATCACCTGGTTCAAGGGTCGTCAGTCTCAGGCCAATGAGTGGTCACCCGAGGAGATCACTGGATACTACACGGACGAGCTGATGAAGACTGAGTCCACACAGGTTTCTGAGAAGCACGTGCGAATGATTCAACTCATCGCTGAGGAATCGAATCGCACTCTGATCGAGAAGTTTCTGGCCGAGAACACCATCATTGGTCGCGAAACGGAACTTTCGGCCATTCGTGCGGACTTCAAACGTTTCAAGAAGCTTCACTCTCATAAATAAGAAAACATGAAATCACTGAAACAGATTCGTACGGCTCTTGTCGAGGCGGCGTCACATGAAGACACGGAAGCTCACTTCGTGGCTCCGACTAAGGCACAGTCTTCTATTTCGGCCGATCGTGGTTCCAATGAACAGGCACATGATCTGGCCACGGATGAATATGAAGTCGAAAAATCCATTAAAACGATTCGTATTCCAGAATCCTTAAATGCCGAGAAGGATCCGGTTGAAAAATGGATCACCGACTACACCAAGTCGACGGATCCTCGATTCAAGGGAATGGATAAGTCATCTCGAATCAAGATGGCGCTGTCGGACTTTGGAGCCGCGCAGAAGGCCACGGGCAAGAAGCCAGTCCAGGAGAGTCATCTGGATGGTGGACACGAAGCCGAGGAGATCTCGATGACGCGTAATGAGCTCGACGAGATCGCCGACATGGCCGATGACCTCTTCAATGTGCTTCCAAACTTCGATGAGTGTCCGGCCTGGATTCAACACAAGATCGCCGGCATTCACGCCTCGATTCACGGAATCTACGACTACTATCGTCGTAAGTCCACGGAACGTCAGGAAGCCGCCTATGCGTGTGATTCCGGCACGGAACCCGATGCGATTCGTATCGCCGTAGCTTCTCCTGTCAATCCGGTGCCTACGGAGCTGCCGGTTCCTCCGGCCAAGATGTAACTTTCCATGAACGATTTCCTTCCAGTTTCGACGTTTTGCGAGTTCCTGGACATTCAGGAAGCCGAATATGATGGCCGCAAGGTCGAGCTGAATAAGCCTTTTCGTACTCCCGGCGGTCCCAAGAAGTTCGCTGTGTACGTGAAGAACGAGAAGGGCAACGTCATCAAGCTCGGATTCGGAGATCCGAACATGGAGATTAAGCGGGACGATCCGGCACGTCGTCGTAACTACCGAGCTCGTCATCACTGCGAGGATCCGGGGCCTAAATGGAAAGCGAACTACTGGAGTTGCCGCACATGGACCAGTACGCCAGTCTCAAAAATAGTAAAATGATATGTCTCAAGAAGGAACAAGCACGCGCCTAGAGCGCATGGAAGAGAAGATTGATAAGTTGTCGGAAGCCATCGTGGCTCTCGCGCGAGTCGAAGAGAAGATCTCGAACCTCGAGCAGACAAACGGTGTACTGATGAAACAGCTCATCTCGATCGAGGAACGAACCACACGAAACGAAAAGTCGATCAATGACATTCGCATCGATCAGGCCAAAGATGGAAATACTCTTCAGGGCCTTCGTAAGTTCTTTTGGATCTTTGTATCTTCCATATTAGCCGCTGGCTTTCTGGTCTGGTTCACAAATGTGTGGCAACATGCACCGATTGCAAAGTAAAAAACCTATAAATAGAAAACACAACCTTTCAATTCCATGATCAAAGACAAAATTACTCAGGCCATTGCCGAAGCGGCCATGGGCATCATCTCCGAAACCTGGCCCGATGCCGCATCGACATCCATCTACGTCGATAAGGCAGATACCACTCCTATCTCCAATGTCGAGACTCCGGAGTCTCATACCATGACGGATGAGGCCACTACGCTTAAGGTTGGCTCACGTGTCAAGGTCGTCTCTGGATCTGGCCTTGATTCTGGTAAAGAAGGTGTGATCGTTGATCGCTCAAACGTTAAGACTGACGGCCGCGGAGTTCCTATGAATCTTAGTGGTAACTATAAACCTATTGATTGGTCGAAGGAAGTTCTAATCAAGCAGGATGACGGCAAAATGTTTTCGATGTTTAAGAATCGTGTCGTTCCTATTGAAGAGTCCATTGAGATTTCCGAAGAGGAGATCACTGAAGCTCTGAAGGCCTCTCAGCCCGCCTCCGAATGGATTCATGACTTTGTGAACTCCAATGACGCCAAGTTCAAGGGTAAGACCAAAGCCGAGCGCATCAACATGGCTCTGGGTGCCTACTATGCCGCTCAACGTTCCGTGAAGGAAGGTGTTGAGGAACCTCGTGCGGAAGGCGAGAAGCGCTTCAAAGCCGCTCATGTGATCAACAGAGTTCACGACGTGAATCAGGATAAGCAGACTGGTACGGAATCCATGGATTCTAAGTCGAAGCCTGCTCTTCCGATGGGCACAAGTCCGACCAAACCCGAGCATTACGACGAGATGGAACAGGTCGAGCAGGATGTCAAGGACATCAAGAGTTCAATCTCCAAGCAAGCCAAGGCTCCCGAAGCCAAAAGCACCAAGCAAGCCGGCGCCGAATCCGCCGAGTCCTTGAAGGATACGACCAAAGGCGGTACACAGAACGCCGCGGCTCCCAAGGCGACTGGCTCCAAGCAATCTGGCACTGAATCGGCCGAGAAAGTCAAAGACACGGCTCCCTCTGGTAAGTTGAATGCGGAGGCTCCCAAGGCCACCGGAACCACTCATAAGGGTGCGGAATCCATGCCCAAGGGACTCACTGGTCCTGGCCTGAAGGAATCGGCTATTGTAATTCTTCTGGGCGAAGACGCCGTCAACGCTTCTAAGCATGTCAAACATGCCAAGGCTACCAAGCCGGTGGCCGACAAGATCAAGAAGGTTTTGAGCAAGGGAACTTCGAAGTATCACGAGACCGTCAAGGAAGAGACTCTGGATGAAGATGTTATGATTGATGAAGGCCTGTTCGATACGGTCAAGGCTCTCGGTAAGAATGTTGTGAAAAAAGTGGGTGATACGGTCGCTGGTAAAGTCGAAGCCGGCATTCAATCCGTTGTTGGTGCTGCTCCTACTGCTAAACCTGCGATAACTGGTGCCAAGGGGAATGATGATACTGAATTTAAGAAAAAAGCTGCTTCGTTGGTTGACAGTATTACTACGGCCGATCAGGCATTAGCCAAGATGAAGAAGGATAATGCAAATCCTCAGGATATCAAAGACTTAGAGAAACGCAAACGTGTCTATCAGTTGGAATATCAGTTATTGAATCGTCAGCATGCCGGCGATTCAGCTGAAAAGCTTAAGCCAATTCAGAAAGAATTGCAACAGTTGCAGAGTGCAAATTCTATAGCCTCGACTAAATCTGCGGCAACCGGTGCTGCCACTTTGGCTCAGAAAGCCGCACAGTCCAAGCTCGCCAAGCAATCCACTAAGCAACTTCAGGCCACTATGTCTCGCATTCAGGCTCTTCTGAAACAGCGTGGTGTGACCGAAGATGTTTCTTTCAATGAAGCCTTTGAGATCCTTGGAGAAGATCTGATCAAGGAATGCATGTCAAACTTCGATAAGCAGTATGCGGATGATCACGAGAAAGAGCTCAAGCAGATCCTCTCCGGTCGAGGTACGGACGGCATCGACTCTCGTCTGCAACCCGAGCTTCAGAAGTTCATTACCTCTTACGGCGACGGCCTCAAGAAGTACCTGGGCATTCAGGTCGAAGAAGACTCCAAGGGCTGGGACGGCACGGCGGAAGTGAGTGCCAAGCATGCCGAGAATACCAACGGTGCCGTGAAAGAGTCTGCGGAAGTCGAGACGGATCAGGGAGACACGACGGTTCCACAGAACGCGCTCGTTGACGCTCTGAAGGACCTCGCGGAAGTCATCGAACGCTGCGAGGGCGTGGTTCCTCGTCACGCGGACTTCAAGAACACTCACCTTTTCATGAAGGTTCAGAAGGCTCACACGCTTCTGGCCGACGTGTGTGAGGAGCTCGAGAACATCGAAGGTTAATCCACTCAGCAGATGTCTTCCTTTCATCAGACCATAAAGAACGCTCTTCTCAGTGAAGGTGGCCATGCCGGCTCCGAAGCCTTCGACGAGTTCGATCAGTTCTACATGTCCAATAACTTCGAGGCTCTTCATGAGATTCGAAAGATGATTGAAGATGGCATCGACGCTGACAAGATTCCAGAAAAGCTGGAGATGAATCTGGAGCTCTCGGAGCTTCGTTCCAAGGAACTGGTCACGTTCTATCAGTTGCATAAGGATCAGCTGAACAAACGTCTCTCCGAGTCACTGGTGTGTGAAGGACGCGGCTATGGCGGTTGGCTCTCTCCTTCTGGTGTCGAGACGCCGGTATCCGGTCGCATGGATCATGGTCCAGTAGCCGAGAAGATCCTTGGTGACGAGTGGGAAGAGCGTCGAGGACAGGGCTTGGAAGCCGCCGAGATCCTTGGTAAACGTGGATGGGCACGTCTGGTTCATCAGCCTAATCAGACTTTCGTCGACATGGATACCAATTCTCGAATGACTTCACGTCAACTCTCGTATCTGAAGAATCTGGGAATCGAAAACAATGTCGACATCTTTCTGGATGTTGGACAACACGGCCGATACATCTACAAGGCCGGAGAATAAATAGAATCATATGCGCGCACTTAATCTTGTTGGCTCCGAAGTATCACTTTCAACCTCCACGGGTTCAACCTTGAACTTCGCTCTCGTCGTTCGTCTGATCTCTCAGCTTTCTGGCAACGCTTCCACTCAGGCCGTCGTGATTCGTCAGGATCGTCAGGGCAATAC